ATGTAGTTTTTAACTATATAATATTCATATGTATAAATACAAGAAAGGGTGATTATGAATGGATATTGTTACGTGTGAATCTTTGGATGATTTCAAAAAGATTCTCAAATGTGATAGGCTTGATGATAGTACATTGATAGTATCTTTAAGTTGTGTGATACAGCCAGATGAATTTCCGGATAAGTATATCACATACTTCTATAACTTGCCAATAGTACCATCTCCAACAATCTTGAATCGATTCTTTGCAGGAGATGTAGATGCGTATGCAAATGCGTGTTTTGATTGGTGGTATGATCCTCCAAGACTCATCTATATCAACGAGATAATCTATCGCATGTGTGAGAAAGGATGCGACGTGATTCTTGTATCTTCTCAACAAGAAGAAGAGTTCATGCTGGTACAGCTATTCAAGGACTTTGTTGAGAAGGTGTATGGAGTTAAGGCTCTTAAAGCAAAGAAGTATCTTAAAGGTAAGAGTAATTCTCTAAGCAAGAAAGATACTGAAGAACTAATGGACTTCACATATCAGCAAAGAGAAAAGCTCATCAAGATGCATGATGATTTGAATACCATGATACATCCAACGATGTATGCTCGGTATCCAAAGAAGATACTCAAGAAGTTCCCTAAGAAGTATAAGAAGCTAACTGAGCTTCTTGTAACTTCTGATTGGAAAGGAGAGTAAATATGATAAAGATTCGTGAAGAAAAAATGACAGTAACCCGATACATCAATACGTTTATATGTGATAGATGCGGGAAAGAGATAGGTGAATCTGTCGAATATGATGATGGATATTGCAAGCCACACGGACACGAAATACACGTTATCATAGGATCCGATTATTTGGATGGTCTACTGTGTGACGACTGTACCCAGAAACTTAACCTTGATCTCCAGCTATTTAGAGATAGAATAGCTAAGCGAAATCACTTTAAGATTAATGATGAAGATATTGATTGGAAGGATGAAAAAGATGAAGGAAGTAAAGAAGAAGAAAGCCGCTAAGAAAGCTTTCAAGGACTTAGTTGCAAGTGGTTACGTAGTCAATCAACTACGTACCATTTTCATGATGCAGGATTACTCGGATGATGATGTGATTCATGCATTCAAAGATGCTGCGAAGATGATTCGTGAGCAGAATGAAGATAAGTGGACCTTCCGTAGTAAAAAGAAAGACCGTGATTATGACGATTTCGATGAATCCTTTGGTAAGGCTAAACCAGACCCTAAGGACAAAACGAGATTGGTTAAGCATGGTAAAACCACTGATATTCTCAAGAACTTGGATTCTATCCTAGGTAATTAAGATGGAGCTCTATGAAAGGTCTACTTGGTTAAATCCTAAGTACGAGTATCTGTTCGGTAAGCGGATTGTTGAATATGACATGCAATCCGCTGGTTTGTCTTTGGTAAAAGAGTATCACTTGCTTGATGATAAGACAATCAAATCTTTGGATGATACTATAATAAAGAAAGACCGTGTAGTAAAACTTGGTCTAATCCAAAGAAATGATAAGAAGTTTGCTAAAGCTCTTTCGGAGGCATTTGTTGATGCGAGAAAGAGATTCTTCCAAGCGAATAATCTTAACAAAGATAACATCTTATCTATTAAGAAAGATGCGTTCTTTACAATCGATACCGAATGTGAAGTTACCGAATTTGGAAAACTGAACTTTAGACCTAAGCACAAGTATTCATCATTTATAAAACTGAATAGGATAGAATTCTATCTAGATACGATCGGTAGAGTTGTAGATATCAAAGGTCTTGGTCAAGGCACTACACATGAAAAGCTGGTAGAGTTACATATTGACTATATGCTGGATTTCATCCTAACGTTTGCTAGAGGAAGAGAAGTAAATACTGATTTGGAAGTTCAATCTAAATGGTTATCAACCTTCGTAAAACGATACCGTCATAAGGAACTTGATATCGGATATTACAGAGAACTATCCCAGACGATGGATTTCAAAGTCAATAGCGAAGAAGGATTATTATCCATGAATGATTGTTCACCAGCATTCCTAGATGATATTGATATCAGTTACAACTATTACAATTATATCGTGCCACTTATCTCGATTATTATATGAAAAAGTCAGGATAAATCCTGACTTTTTTTTTAAGTTTTTCACAACTAATTAAATATCGAACTAAAACATCGTGAAAGAGGAGGAAAACGGTAATGCTATCATACAGCGTAAATATGGATATCTTCCTAAAAGAATTTATTGCGATGGTGAAATCAGTTATCGTAAAACAGGATGTGAAAGCCGCTCAATATGAAACAGCCGACACCAAGAGGGACAGTGACCGATATGTAGCCATGAAGGAAGGGCTAGTAACTTGGTCAAGTATAATTCGTTTTGATCGTGAGGTCCTATTAGCAGCCGGTATCAGTGAGAGCATTGTTGATGAGATTTATATCAACAAGGAGCTTATTCCTGTCAATTTACGAACCCTATGTGTGAATCTTCAAATCGAGAAAACCTTGAATGAGTATGTTGAACGTAATAATTATTATCGCATGCTTAATGGTGAGCCAAATATTGAAGATGAAGAAAACGAAAACTACATTTACATGTTCGAAAACGATAGAGGTATTGACACGACTACCCCTATACACAAATTACCAGTATCGGAACTGAATTACATCAATAGCTCAGATATGCTGACTAAATTGATTGAATTACATCCTGACGCTGAATATTTGAAACACCTTGGGGATCGTTCAGTACCATATCATACAGCTAGATTAGCTTTAAATTATTCTATCTTGTATATAGAGAAATCTGATATAGATTCCTTGAATGTAAACTTTGGTAAGTATTATGCTGCTGCAAGAAACTACGTTATGAGAGGATTGTATCATATTGAAGATAAGGCAATGTTTCCATCATACGATGGATTCATGGGATTCAATATAATGGCAATGGCAATCAATCGAGTAATTGCATCCACGTTCACTCAAGGAATAAGTAGAGAGTTCTATGATGATTCACTCATCAGAACTCTTTATGAATGCTATAATATACAATACGAAGAGTCTATTGCTGTCAAATATCATCGAGAAATAGCCAAACGATTGAATACTTTACTTAGAGTGAAATCCTCTAAGAAAGTTATATTTGACATTATCTCTCTATTCAACTATAAGTCGGTACATGTGTACGAGTATTATCTTGTTAAAGATGTAAAGAAGGATGAGAATGGTGATCCTGTATTCATATACAAAGACGTTGTAGATGAAGAAGGAAATATTCAACGAGTAATAGATCCTGAGAAAACATACGATATCTATTTCCAAAAAGTAGATGTTAGGTCAGAAGACCCAACTATTGAACTTGCGAATGATTCGAATAAAGTTCCATATGAGACTTTGACATACGAAGACCCGTATTGGGTTGATGATTCTGACCTTCTAAATAAGATATATTTCACAAACTTCAATTCTATCGCAACGAAATACATGTCACTTGATGTTGCATTTGATTTGGCTAAAATCATGTATGAGACATGTCATGCGTTCAGAATGATACTTGAGAAGCATCCAGAAACCAAAGGTATAATGATAAAAACACCGTATAGTAACGACCCATTGAGTCTATTCGATACGGTTATTTTTATTTGTGCTTTGACTGCTAAGAAGTATGGCTTGACTGGTGAAATTCCATTAAAGCCATGGAATGTCGCTCAAGTGTATGGGTTCAATTTCAAAACCGACGTCGATAAACTCAAAGATGATATCATTGAACAAATTGAAATGAATCATGGTCTGTTTTCTGAAGTCGATCCTAATATATTGAAGTATATTCAAACCGTAAATATTCGTACAGTTGATGATGTTGCTAAGATGTTTGATAATATTGAAGCATTAAGAATCTTTATAGATAATGCGATGAGATATACGACCTCTCTTGAAGCTTATAGAGGATATGAGAGAATATACAAAGCTCTATTGGTAACAACTGACTATGCGGATATCTATACCAAATTAGATGGTACGTTAGCAACTACGTACCTTGAACTTCTTGAGAGTCGTAGACCTGACCTTGTTCCATATGTAACAGGTGATGCTGATATGACGATTGTTACTACAGCATTCAACGGAGGTTCAGATGAAAATAACGTCAATACGAAAATAAACCGAATGTTTGACATAATATCCAAAATAAGTGATTCACTTGATGATATTCAGTATGCAAATGCTAAAGATGAAATCGTCAACAACTTGGAGAAAATGATAAACCAATTCAAATCATACACGGTAGATATGCAAGAATCTGGTATTCTCTACGTATTGAATGACCCACATCTTTGTATGTTGAAGATACTCGATTGGATTAAAACCTACATTAGTATGGATGTAAATATCGATCTTCTGATAGAAGACGTTCTCACTGACATGATGTCGCATTTATATCATCGAGACGACTTCGTAACATCAGAAGATATGTATATGGATAAAATGGAAGTTTTATGTCATTATCTGAAGATATGGGATAAGTTATCAATGATTGTTAGTGAGAATATCAAAGACAAAACTGACTTCATTGATACCCTAACACATATGTTCAATGAGATGGTAATTCCTAAGTTAAATTTGAAAGTTGATAGTACTCTTGCCTATATAGATGGTCGTATGACGATAAAAAATATCCTCAATATCCCAGATAAGATATGGAGAATGTTTGCTGAAGAATGTTTGGAAGATTCAACATTCATGATTGACACTTTGAAGCAGCAATCTATATTGGCATATGTTATGTTTGTATCTCTCAAGGAACAGTTATTCCGAGATGTAAAGATGTGTTTCAAACAGCCAATTGAATTCATTGAAAAGATTGCAATGGAAAAG